GCTTATCGGCTCTCGCCTTGCCTATTATGGCGAATTGACCGTCATGTCCGGAAGAGAGCTGGTAGCTGAAAGCTAGCCAGGTCTGTCAAGCTCTTTGAATCAATGGAATTCCCAAGCCAAGTGTATTAGCTTTGGTAATCCATCCTCCTGCCTCCCTTCTCTCCGGAGAGGGGAGGCCGAGAGCTGACAAGTGAGGATGGTAGGTAGAAGGGGATGAGAGCTGAGGTGGTCTACTGGGGCGGTAATGCGAATAACGGTGCGAACTGCGGTCTCGCCTATGCGAACTCGAATAACGCCTGGTCGAACTCGAATGCGAATATCGGCTCTCGCCATACAATGATAGAAAAACACATCCCCTGCACCTTGACCTTGCATCTTAGTAGTGCAAAGTAGGAGCCGATATTCGGCTTCGATGTCAAAACATTTCAAGCTGAAAGGCAATGCCAGTAATGGCAAAGCAAGCAGTGCTAGTAGGACTTAACTAGTTAAGTTTCGGAAGCTCTGGGGCATCGAGTCATTGCAAGCGGACTCGACTTATTTTGGGCCTGAGACATGGCCAGTATGGTGACAAAATCGAATAACAATGCCAAAGCGAAAAGGACATATCTTTGAGCAGATTGCAGACATGGACAATCTGAGAGCTGCCGATAAGGAAGCTCAGGCAGGAAAGGTGAAGAAGAATCGGCACATCCGGAGGCATAACCTTCGGGCCGAGGAGGATCTTCTAGAGCTCCGGAGAATGATACTGGAGCTTGACTTCCCAGATCCAGACTATGAGGATATGGACATACACAATGACTCAGGCAAGGAGAGGAAGATTGGAAAGCAGAAATACTTTCCTTGGAGAATTCTTCACCATGCCATCATGAGGGTGATAGGTCCGGATGTGTATAAGAATCTCATCTTTGATACATTCGCCTGTGTGCCTGGTAAGGGAATTCATCATGGTGTAAGGAGGCTGAAGATGATGCTCCGGAGATATCCGGAGTATAAATACTTCTGGAAGGCTGATTACAAGAAATTCTACCAGAGCACACTTCATGAGGTGGCAATGGCTCCACTCAGGAGGAAATTCAAGGATGAGAGATTCCTAAAGCTGATGGAGCTTGCCATCTTCAATTATGACTCTGGTCAGGAGATTATTGATATGCTTAATGATGAGCAGGAAAGAAAATGTGCGAGGAGTGCCCATCGGAGGATATCCAAGCCAGCCTATAGCCAATCTAACAGTCAGCAAGATAGACCATCACATGAAGGAGGTTGTGCACTGCAAGTGTTATCTCCGGAATAATGATGACACTGTTGGCTTGGCAAGGAGCAAGGCTGAAGCCTGGGCACAATTCAACGAATATGACCGTCTCTCTTCAGAGCTGGGCCTTTTGGTAAAAGCCTCCTACATAGTAGCTCCCATAGCTCACAAAACCTATGGAAAAAAGAAAAGGAAACGGCAGAGAGGAGCCGGTCATAAAAGGAAGAAGGATTGATTATCTTGGATATGTATTCTCCAGAGAAAATGTCCGACTTCGGAAAAGTGTGAAGCATAACTTTGCAGTAAAAGTAAAGGCCACAAAGAGTGAGCAGAAACTCAAGCAGGTAAAAGCATCCTATTGGGGATGGTGCAAGTGGGGCAACTGTAAGCATTTGTGGAATGTAATAACGAATAACGATATGAGCTTTGCCGACAAAGGTATAAGGGCCACCAAAAAGACCAAGGATGGGAAGAAATACTTCTCTGCCAAGAATGTGGCCATCACAGATGTACTGAATGTACCTGTGACGGTGGTGGACTTCGAGGCCGGTATCAAGACCTCCAAGGGAGATGACCGGTATGCTGTGCTCATCATCAAGGATGGTGAGCAGTGTAAATTCATGACCAGTGCATTCGAGATCAAGAATGTGCTGGAGCTGGCCAGGGATGCCGAGAAGGCTGGCCAGAAGATCTTCCCTGTGGAGAATGTCATCATCAGGAAGCGGTCCTTCGGAGATGGCAAATCCACATACTTCTTTGAAGAGTAATCATAAAGCTATAGTAATATGAAAACACTGATGCACATTGCAGACATTCCTGAGAGTGGAGTGTATGTCATTATTGAGGGCCACCTTGTGCGCCTCTTCTTCGATTTCTCGGAGCCTCAGGTGCCGGAAGGTGAGGAATCCTATCCGGAGGATCTGAAGGCCTGTGAGAGCATTGATGTGGCTGGCAATTCCTATGGTGAGATAGTATCTGCCATCATCAATGACCACTACTCTCCGGATTCCTACCAGGCCATCCTCGCAAATTATGAGCTGGCCAAGGACAAGAATTCCGGCATCACTCCGGAGAAGAAGGCCGAATACCTTGCCGAGTATGCTGCCTTCCAGGACTGGAGAAGCCATGCCAAGGAGGTGGCCCACATTGCAGTGAATCAGATCCAGGGAGAGTAACCTATGACCACTGCCAGAGCTCACATGATTGTCAGGAGAAAGGCCAAGGATGGCACTCCTGGTGCTGCCGGTGCGAAGGTGCGATTCTGCACCTACACCACCGGAAGGGCCTATCTCTCCGGTGCTGCCGGTGAGGAATTCTATGATGTGGCCTTCCATGTGGGATACCAGCAATTCTTCCGGTGTGTGCAGAGCTATCCAGCATCTCAGACTCATGCTCCGACTCAGAGTGGCAGCAATGCCTACTGGGAATGGCAGCAGGGACTGGAGATGCTTTTTGTGAATATGCTCTGTGCCAATGAGGCCTTCCTGAACAATCTTACAGTCAGGCACATGTACACCACCGATGGCAAGGTGCAGATCATCGAGGGTGGACTACTGAAGGCATACGATGCCTACCTGCAGGATGTGAAGATCTTCGGCACCAGCAGGTGCCCATTTGTGAGGTATGATGGCTCCTGGTCATGGGATGAGTCATCTGCTGCACAGCTCCATGACAATCTGCTGATGGCCGGTGGTGGAAGCTGGGTGCTAGCTGCCGGAGGATTCCCCTGGGATGTGGGCCAGAATGGCAGAAGGGTGTGGATCACAACTCACCGGTACAATGGCACTCTGTCTGAAGGAGCTGTGGAGATTGATGCCCCTTCAGGAAAGTATTTCTTCGAGGATGGGAAGAAGAAAAGCAGCCTTAAACTTGCCTCCAGAGAAGCTGTGGAGCTCCTGGGCATCGGTGAGGACAATACCTTCTATGGCTGGCTGGTGACAAATCGGCTCAACATCGAGACCGAGAAGCAGTATGGCCGGAAGCAGCTAGTGCTGGCCAATGGCTCTGTGAGATTCTCCGGCACCGATACGAATCCTGGCTGCACTTCCACAGTTAAGACCTTCGATGGAAGCTCCATGAGTGTGTCTGTGGTCACTTCGGTGACAGGCCGATATCAGGTGAATATCCCAGTCACATGGGGCCTGTCAGCTTCTGACTATATGGTGATGCTCACTCCGTATGGAAGGCCTTATGGTACCACATCTGACTACATCCTAAAGGCCACACTGGTGAATCAGTACAGTGGCTACTTCCAGGTAGAGCTGGCCGATGACAACACCAATAACTGGGGAGGTGGTTTCAATTTCCAAGTAATCAATCTCAATGATTGGACCTAGTATAGAAAGTAATTTTTAATCCGTATGCGCCATGAAAAAGACACTTGCATTTTGGGTATGCCTACTCACATCAGTATGTCTTTTCATTGGTGGATTCTTTGTTCCCCCGATGGGAGTCATCGATGGCTCTTTGCTAAAGGCTGTGGGCATGCTCCTAGGCTTTGCCACTTTGGGCCAGGCTCCCATACTACTCGAATCACTGAAAAGTGCGAAATTCACCAAAGGAGACATGACTGTAGAGGTCACCAGAGGAAGGCACAATCATCAACAAACTGAAGCACCAGATGAGAACAATCAAGGTGAAGAGGGTAGCCAGGAAGCCTAGCTACACCATCGGGAGAATCTACTGTGATGGCAGTAGATTCTGTGACAGTATCGAGGACCAGGACAGAGGCCTCGATGACAGCATGACTCTTGAGCAGATCCAGAAGGTCAAGGTATATGGTGAGACTGCCATCCCCACCGGCACCTACCGGATCATCATGGGTGATTCTCCCAAGTTTCGGAATCGGGCCTGGTTTAAGAAGTATGGTGTGGTGCCCAGGGTGCAGGATGTGAAAGGCTTCGATGGCGTGCTCATCCATCCATTCAACACTGCAGAGGAATCCCTTGGCTGCATCGGTCCTGGTGAGAATAAGGTGGTAGGAAAAGTAATCAACAGCACCAAGGCCTATTACCGGCTGATGGATGAATTCTTCATCCCAGCCTGGAAGGCCGGTGACCAAATCCAGCTTGTAGTGGAATGAGAAAGATATCAGCCATACTCCTCGCACTCCTCATCCTCCAAGGGTGTGGAGTGTGCCGACACTTCCAGCCAAAGGAAGAGACCAATGTGAAGGATTCCCTGGTGCTGCACATCAAGGACTCTGTGGCCATAAAGTATGTGCCGGTGGAAGTGCCGGTGCCGGTGGAAGTGATGAGAGAGATAGTCCCTGCTCAGGACTCATCTCATCTGGAGACCAGTGTGGCAGAAAGTGTGGCTTACATTGACTATCTCGGCTTCCTTCATCACAGCTTGGAGAATAAGAAGGGCAGCACTGTCAGCACCACTGTGCCGGTGGAAGAGCACCACCATTCCGAGGTGCAGCAGCAGACTCATGAGGAGGACCACCAGGAGACCATCATCGAATACATTCCGAGAGAGCTATCCTGGTGGCAGAAGTTTTGGATCGGCTCCGGTAAGGTCCTCTGGGCCTTGCTTGCCGGAGCTCTGATCTTCTTCCTGATCCGGCTCTACTTCAAGAGATAAATACCAATCTGTTTTGATATTATTGAATCGGTTTTGTGGAAGAGGCCTGCTGTGAAGCAAGCCTCTTCTGGTATTATTTTACTCGCTAAAATGCAGCCTTCCTGTGCCGGATAGCTTCATTGGCCTGCTCGATGTCATGTGGTGTGTAGATGTCAGTCATGAGCAGGGAGTGGTGCCTTGCCTGATTCCTCACAGATAGGAGGTCAGTATTCTCCCTGATGAGGTCAGTGATGCCGGTATCCTTGAGGCTGTAGAATTTCCACTCCGGAGGGAAGCGGAGCTGCTTCCTCACATAGTGGCTCCAGTAGTCAGTGAATTGCTTTGAGGAGTGGTGCTCTGGTCCTGGTTTTAGCGAGTGAGAGAATAAGTAGTCACTATCCGGATGGGAGAAGATTTCCAGGTCTATCATGAGCTTGAGCACCACATCCGGCAATGTCACTGTGCCATCCTTCCCATTCTTGGAGATGTGGCCAGGGATATAGATGGTGCCTCTCTTGATGGAGATGTGGCCAAGCTGGATGTAGCTCATCTCATTGGGCCGGATGAAGCAGTAGTACAGGATATAGCAGGCAAGGAGGTAGTGCTTATTGGTGGCCACCAGGTGGTCCTTCAGCTTTGCCATAGCTTCCGGAGGCAGGACTGTGCGATTCTTCTTACCGGCTCTCTGGCTTCCAAGAGTCTGCAGGCTGGCCGATGGATCCGAATCCACAAAGCTGTGAGAGAGGAGCCACTTGCAGAAGGTCCGGATCCATCCGACATAATTGTCCCTGGTACGGACCGAGAGGCCCTTATCCAGCCACAGCCAGTCCACAAACCGGCCAAGGAGCCTTGCATCGAATTGGTACACATATCTGATTGGAGAGGCCTGTGATTCATTCCAGGCATTGAACACATCGAAGAAGGAGGTGTATCCCTTCCATGTCTTGAGCCGGAGCACTTCATCGGCCTTGCACTTGCCGAGGAATGACCTGTATTTATCACAGATCTCCTGCCAGGTGGCATACTGTTCCGGAGCTGCATAATTCATCCAGGGATTCCATCCTTGCTGGAGCTCCAGGGTGATTCTCTCCAGGAGGTCATTGGCATACTTCCTCCTGTCTGAGACCTTGGTGAACTTTGGAGAGATACGGATCCTCTTCCTTCTGAGCTTGCCGATGGCAGGATCAAAGGCATGGAAGGAGATGTACCAGTAGCACTTTGCACAGGAGAGCTGTGGCATGGTGTAGGACCTGATGGAAGCAGGTAGGAGATGGTGGCCGGTAGAAAGCATTTTTTTTTCTTTCGGGCCGGTAGCTCGAAAGAAAAATGGTGTCTCATTTGTGTCTCGGCACTTTGTGAATTCGGAGGGGTAATTAGCTGATTCTGAATTCTTTGGGTGCTTTTTTGTAGCGGGAGTGGGTTTCTCTCCCTCATATTTTGCTCTCATAACTCATTGATATTCAATACAGGCTTTGGACAATTTGCCCAGGGCCTGTCTCAATTCTGTCTCAGAGACAAGCATCAGGAAACTATGGATTTACGGCTCCGGAGTGTGCAGAATGGGCATCTCCTTTGACAAGCATCCCCCTTTCCTTCTCAAGCTGCTCTATCTTTGCCGATAACCGATTCAATGCTGCAGCTTGATTCTGGATTACTTCTTTCATCCAGCTCTCATCTCCAGGCCTCTGTGCCGGTGCTTCTGTGGCAATCATCTCTCCTTCATCCATCACTAGCCACCTGAGAGATAAACTGGGATACTTATTGATAATTATCTTCAGCTTATCTACTCCGAGGCTCTTTCCACTATCCAAGAAGCCTATCCCAAGGCCTGTCACCTGGTAAAATTTGTTCTTGCTAATACCTTGATTTTCAAGGTACATCTTAATTTTTTCCTTCTCGGTCATAAAAAATATTGATTTTTGTCTTGATTATTCAAGATAATTGTCTATATTTGCACTGTGGTTGGACAAATGTTGGACAAAACCACATGCAAATTTAACAATTAAAACCGATTCATTATGACACAAGGACAATTTCTCAAGGCTCTGGAAATCATCTCCAGCCACTATTCTTCACAGATCACCATCAATCAGCCGGTGAATGACTTTGTAGGTGACCTTGGCACCAAGAAGTGGACCATCCACATCAATAAATGTGTGCCTGCTGTCATCAAGCAGCTCATTGCTGATGGTTTCATCCTCAGCATGGGTGAGCATGGCCTCAGTGTGGACTTCATTGGATAGGAGGGCAAGCTATGGGATACATGGATGAGAAATACCCGATGTGGTTTATCTATGACTACTATGTGGCTGCTGGCAGGCCGAAGGCAGAAGATGCAGTGATGAAGTATGCACAGGAAAAGTACCTGTACAATCTTGTGAGTGAGGCTGCTCTCGAAGATATTCAGATGGATCTGGAGAGATACTGCATGAAGATTCGGGAGGAGAATAAGAGGCTTGCACCGGTGAAGATCTATGTCACCGAGAAGAGGCAGAGGAAGGATGGCATTGCATGGCTCTATATCGGAGCACAGCACCTTCGCATCCGGAGAGTGGTGAATACCATCGAATACTAGGAGGAAGGACTATGGCTAACACAGGATCATTCCTCAGCAGTCTCAAGAAGGGCCAGCAATTCACTATGCCTGGCTCTCCTTTCCCCCAGGTGGTCTATACCAAAGGGATTCGACTGGCCAATAGCAATTACTACTACATCACCTGGGAGTGGGATGGAGATCGGAAGAAATCAGTGGCTCCTGGATATCGATATTGCAAGCCTGTACCGGCAGATTGTACAGAATGTAAATAATAATTAGGAATCGGTGTGCAGGCCTTTCTGCCGGAGGCCTGCTTACACCACAGCTTACAAAGATATGGATGCAAGAAAGCTCTCATTCGGTGACCTGGTAAGGTCCCATAAGACAGTGCTGAAATTCGTGGGCATCAAGAAGTGCTCCAGGGATACCGATTCCTATGAGGCCATATACAATGGGCCTTATGCAGTGCAGGCATGTGTGGATGATGATACCATCATGCCGGTGGAAATCACAGAAGAAGGCCTGGAAAGGGATGGATTCAAGTGGGAATTGAGTGATGATGGCCATGTGAAATACTATCACCTTGCAGGGAGATGTGCTCTCACCAAAGACAGCCTTGGATTCTGGACTATCGACTGCTACTCTGAGTGGCTCCGGAATGAAATCCAATACTTCACAATTAAGTGGTATCATGAGCTTCAGCTCATTCTGAGAGTCTGTGGCCATGATGAATTTGCAAGAAACCTTAAAGCATAGCACTATGGTAGTAATTAAAATTCTCGGCATTCTGGTGGCCATCTTCATTGCATTCTGCCTCCTGGTATTCGCTGCATGGGTGGCAGTAGTAATCCTCAAAGAGTATGGGGATGAGGATACTCTCTACTATGATGATGATGACCTACAAGACTGAATTCGGCCAGGTGGAAGTGGCCAGCTCCGGAGAGGGCATGTATCTCATCACACTTCCACCTTATGGCCATGAGATCTATGTAGTAGCCTTCACTCCGGAGAGTGCTGTGAGGAAGGCCTGCGAATTTTGGTATCACAAAAGGAATCTAATACTGGAAAAGATATGACACAGAAATTGGAAAAGGTGGCCGGATGGCTCCTGATCATAGTGGCAGCAGCCACTCTCTATCTCACTGTGTGGGAATTTGGCTGGAAGAATCAAGGCCTGTCCTTCATCTTCATGCTCATCTACATTGCTTCGGCTGTGATGGGTATCACTCTCCTGCTTGACTCCAAGCATGCTCTGCCCAAGGAATTCTATGAGGAGGCCTAGCCATGTGCACTGTGAAGGAATTCTCCATCCTGGTGAGGGACATGAGGCAGCAGCAGAATGACTACTTCCGTACCAGGAGCAGCTATGCACTCACTAATGCAAGGAGCCTGGAGAGGAAGGTGGATGCCATCATAGCAGCTACCGATTTCGCTTACTTCGAGAAGCAGCAGGCTTTCATTGACCGGCTGGTGGACCTTTCCGGCTCCCTGATGCTTGCCTTCTCAGAGCTCCAGAGACTACAGGGCGGTCTCTTTGCCGAGAAGGCCTCTCCGGAGGCCACTGAGGCCCTGGAGCATTCCGATGTGACTATTTCATCATTGCAGCAATTAATCGATTATCACAACAAAAATAGAAAGTAATATGAGACTGAATGAAATCAAGACAATCAATGATGCCTGCCTGAAGGTGGGTGTGGACTATGAATCCTTCCTGGCCATGATTGAGCCTCTTCCTGAGCATCTTCAGGCATTAGCAGCTATGGAGATCATCATCAAAGCTCTCAATGATGGATGGGTGAATCCCCTGGATGGCTTTACCAAAGTGTGGTATCCTTGGGTGTATGTCTATGACAAGTATGAGCAGGAGAGAATGGAGAAGGTGTATCCGGATAGAGAGGACCTCATCCGATTCACCAGGCCGGATGGATCCTGCGGTCTCGCCTATGCGCTCTCGAATAACGCCTGGTCGCTCTCGGGTGCGATTATCGGCTCTCGCCTTGCCATGAAATCCGAATCTGTCTGTCTGTACTTCATCCGGAATTTCAAGGACCTTCTGGCCCAATACATCCTGCCGATGGAGGACTGCAATATCCTTGAGAAGTTCAGCAGATGATGGACAATTTCATCTTCCGGAGTGCAGTCAATATGGCTGCTCTCCGGAGGCTTCAAGAGAAGCTGGAGAGGCCAAAGAAGAAGAGTGAGCACCTGGTGGTGTACCAGAATGGGAATAAGATTAAAGTGATATTGAAATGAGGACTATTAGCTATTTCTACAAACTCGACAAGGAGAAGTGCCGGATGATCATGGCAGCTATCTGTGCCGAATGTGAAGTATCTCCTTCCACTGCATACAAGTGGATGGAAGGCACCAGGAAGCCTGGTGCCCAAGACCAGAAATTCATCCAGAGGCAGGTGAAGAAGCACTTCAATGTCTCGGTGCCGAGGAAGGAGCTCTTTGCCTAGCAGCTATGTATGCAGATATTGACAAGCAAGGGAAGGTCTCCATCTTTGAGCTCACAGAGAGTGAGGTAGAGTCTCTCTTGGAGGGCCTCAAGCACTACAAAGATTATTGCAACACTGCCACATCCCTTTTCAGTGACAGGGAAGATCTGTATTGGGATGGCCAGGTGATGGCAAAATTGATAGGACAGATAGAAAGTGTGATTCCTAGCAGATAGTAATATGAATCATGACTATAGCATAACAAAAGAAGATATCTGGCAGGCTACCGAATATGGCAAGACTGTCATCATTGACATCTATCCACAGTCAGAGCCATGCTTTGCCTCCGGAGGCCGGAAGGCATTTAAGATAAGGCCTGATGACAAGAATCCTTCCTGCTCTGTATTCCAGAATAAGGAGGGTATCTGGATGATCCAGGATAAGGGTGGCTCCGACAATCAGGCAAGGACAGCCATCCAGCTTGTGATGAAGGAGCACAATCTCTCCTTCGGCCAGGCCATGACATGGATTGCCGAGCACTATGCTCCCCAGCTCCTGGAGAATCGGAAGGACTACAAGCCGGTGAAGCCGGAGCCTACAAAGGAGTATGTGGATCCTCAGCAGGCCTACACCATCGAGCTCAGGCCTTCAGGCAAGTTCACTCCTTCAGAGCTTGAGATGCTTGGATTCGAGATTACACAGGAGCTGTGTGATTCTTTCGGCCTCAAGCCTCTCGACTCCTACACAAAGCCTGCAGGCTCCTACAAGAATAGCATCCGGTATTCGGCCAATGAGCACTTCCCGATGTACTACTATGACTATGGCACATCCGGAAAGGCCGAGGATGGCCAGCCTTGGGGCAAGATCTACCAGCCTCTGGGAGATGTGCGCTTCATGTACTACGGTGACAAGCCGGAGAATTTCTTCTTTGGTGACCTGGAATTCATTGAGGAATATCACAAGGCCAAGGCCAATCCGGAATACAAGCGGAAGGTGAAGGAATTCGATGAGGATGGAGAGCCTGTGGAGAAGGATTCCAAGTGGGAGAATCTCATCATCTGCTCCGGTCCCTCTGATGCGCTGAATGTGAGGAATGCCTCCAAGACCTTCCTCAATCCGGAGCACCAGTCAGAGAAGAAGAATGACTACCATGTGTGCTGGCTCAATTCCGAGACTGCAGATCTGACCGAGTATGAATTCTCCATCCTGCAGAGGCTGGCAAAGAATATCTTCATCCTGTATGACCTGGATGAGACTGGCATTGCCAATATGTACAGGATTGCTCTGAGGTATCTTGACATCCGGATCATCCAACTTCCTTCAGAGCTGGCCAGATTCAGAGACCGGAAGGGAAAGCCTTGCAAGGATGCCAAGGATTTCTTCACTCGCTTCCGGAGACCGGAGAATCAGAGGCCTTTCCGGCTCTTTGATGACCTGGTAAAGCTGGCCGGATCCCTCCGATTCTGGGAGGAGAAATACACCAAGCAGGGCAGGACCTATGACATCAACAATGAGCAGCTCTATGCCTTCCTGCAGGCCTCCGGATACTACCGGATTGCCACATCCACCAATTCCAAAGGATACACCTTCTGCTTTGTGAAGGACAATGTGGTCACTCTCATCGATGAGAATGCCGTATCTGCCCACTGCTCTGGGTATCTGCTGGAATACATCAAGACTCATCCGAAATACTACAATCAGCAACTGGCCAATACAGTGCACAGGAGCAATCAGATCCGGCTGGCCTCCCTGGAGAAGCTGGCCATGATTGAGCCTGACTTCAAGAATTGGGATGAGAACAGTGACCACTTCTTCTTCCAGAATGGCATTTTCCGAGTCTCTAGAGACGGTATTGCCCAGGTGAAGGCTGCAGACTGTCCCTGCTCTGTGTATGCCTCCAAAATCCTGCCTCATGACTTCTATCCGATGGAGAAGGAGCCTGGCAAGATGCCCTTCTTCGATATCGACCTTACTGATGAATATAAGCAGCTCCTGAGCCAGCTCCATGCTGCATCCCCCACCTCCCCCGAATTTTCTTACTTGAAGAAGGAGATTGACACTTTGGTGGATTCAAGGAGGTACCGGCTGACCATCCACCGGAAGGACCTCTCCTTCATGCAGTACATCTTCAATACTGGCCGTACCTACTGGAGAAAGGAAGAGCTGGGCATTCCACTCTCTCCGGAAGAAGTGTCCGAGCATGAGATGCACTTCATCAATAAGGTCATGGCCCTGGGATATCTGCTTGACAAGTACAAGGCCTCCGGCCAGCCTTATGCAGTTTTCTGCATGGAGATGGAGCAGTCCGATGAGGGCACTCACCTTGGTGGTACCGGTAAGAGCCTCTATGCTTCCTCCCTGGAGAGAATCCGGAAGCAGCTCTTCATCGATGGCCAGAATCTGGACTCCAAGAAGGGAGACTTCCTCCTGCAAGGTGTGGAGAGAGGTGTCACAGACAATATCTTCCTAGATGACTTGAATCAGAGTGTGGACCTGCACAAGTTCATGCCCATGATCACCGGCAAGATGGTGGTGAATCCCAAGTATGTGGCTGCATTCACCATCGACTTCAAGGATAGTCCGAAGGTGATATTCACATCCAATCATGCCATCAAGGGATTCGATGCTTCCCTCCGGAGAAGGACCTGGTTTGCTGCCTTCTCAGACTACTACCATGCAGATGATATGCAGAGAGGTCTGAAGGAGAGGTCTCCATTCACCGAATTCGGGAAGAATCTCATCGATGACTACTCCCCTGATGAGATGAATGCCTTCTACAATTTCATGTTCAACTGTCTTGCCGTATGGCAGAAGATTCGTACCAGGATCCAGCCTCCGATGAAGGCCATCGAGAAGCGAATGATCCAGCGAGCTCTCTCTGATGAATTCCTCTTCTGGGCAGAGGAGTATTTTGCCGAAGAGAATCACCGGCTGGATGCTCTTGTGGACCAGAATGTGACCTTCGAGGACTACAAGGCCACTCTGAATCCGAAATTCGCTGCCATGATCAAGATGAAAACCTTCAAGCAGAAGCTGATTCAGTATTGCACCTACCGAGACTGGAAATTCAATCCGGACCGGCTGCTCACCACCGTCTCTGACAAGGAGAATAACCGTATTCACCGGAAGGTAGATGGGAAGGAGGTGTACTACTTCTACATCGACACCACAGGAGAGTCAGATCCTGTGCCGGTGCCATCCCTGGGGAATGCCGAAAATACCGAGACCGATGATGAAGATATGCCTACATTCGGCTTCTGACCAGAGTGTCGGAAGAAACTATAGAAAGGAGAGCCACCGGCTCTTTTTTCTGGGCCTTGGGTGGCAAAGTTTTGCTCTAGGGTACTTTTTTTCTCTTTTTTCTGACACTCCGACACCGGAGAGAGAGAAAGTATTGATAGAGAGAAAGTTAAGCGGTGTCGGATTGCGGTGTCAGATTGGTGTCATTTGGTTTTCACTGACACCGAGGGTGGTCCCAGTGTCGGAAATCGCAATTTTTCCGACACCGCTGATACTCAATGAGTTAGGCAGTATCGGTGTCGGATGGTGTCAGATTATACTTTTGCAATCCGACACCGCTTAAAATACTGAATATCAACTATATAAGTGTAGCGGTGTCGGAAGTGTCAGATTATTTCGGGAAAAAAGTATCATGAAAAATGGGAAACATGGAAGAAAGCAAAAAATATCCGTTTAGACTCGAAATCGGAGTATGGTGGAATGGTAAATCCCATCCCATCTGGTGCTATGACAGAGTGCCGGATGGAATGGCCCAGGTGAGGAGCCTTCGAGAGCTCTGGGAAGGCAGGCACTTCCTCAGTGAATGCCTGATCGGGCCGGATAAGGGATGCTACTATACCGGCATAGTGAGACCGGCTGTGATAGAAGCTCTGAAGGCAAGGCTCCAGCAGGGCATCCCTGTATATGTCAGTAATACCAGATAGTACAATGCTTAATTTTGCATGCAGATGAAAAGAGACAATCACAACACAGTAGATGTGAAGGTGGGTAGCTTCATCAGAAATTGGGTGGTATCCACCTATGACACAGATTGCATAAAACTGGACAAGGACATGAATCTATGGAGCATAATCAAGCAGAATCTTGACCTGCTCCCGAATGACTACAAGCCTCTTGAGAGCAAGGAGGAATACATCACCTTTGTGCTCCTCGCTGATGGGAAGGATACACTGGCCTATGATCAGAAGAGCAATCGGGAATACAGGGTGAATACACTCTACAGATGTGCCATCTCTCAGAAGGGTGAGAATATCATCAGGAGATTCCTGACCAAGCAATTCAAGAATACCTTCCACAACTACATGAAAGGTGCTCTGAATAACAATGATGCCCTGAGCATCACCGAGGCCATCACTGAATTCCTCACAGATTCTCACCAGGTGGTGACAGAGAAGGTGGTGAGCACATTGTCGAAAGACTGGTATCGATACAGGATGAAATATCCGGATGAATTCAAGATACCTATCTTTTTTTAGTGGGTGTGATGTCCTAAGATTTTCGGCTTAAACTGCTGAAAATAAATTATTTTAAGTGGGTATAGTGTCCTATAAAAATTGGCTATAATATGATTCTTGGCATCCGAAAAATCGAGTATATTGACTCGGCCTATGTGCATGATTTCAGCCAGGTGATTCCTGGCAGCTCCATTGACCTGGCTTCCTATCTGGTGGCCGGTCACTCTCTTTCACAGCTTCCCTTCACTCCGGAGACCGGAGATCTCCAGGAGCAGTGGACCGATGATGATGCAGGAAAGCTCTCCAAGGCATCCTTCTCGGCCTCCATCCGGAGAGACAAGGAGAATTACCGGAGTCTCCTCCAGAGCCTGATGGGCAGGAAGTGCATCTGGGTACTGACACTGATATCCGGTGTGCAGTACATCATCGGATCCAGGGAATTTGTGCCGAAAGTGACCTATTCGGATGGTGTGTCAGGACTTTCATCCTCTGAATTCACACTCCGGATCGAGAATGAGTCTTTGCATGGTATCCTGCTCAATTCTGCCTCCTAGGTAGTCCGAGCAGGCCTCCAGCATGTGGCTTAAATTTGCACTCACATTAATTTGCAGGATTATGAATCTTTCTTTGTTCACCAAAAATCTCCGAGGTCCCTGGATGATCCATCCCCAGGAGGCAGCAGCAATGATGCCTCTTGTGCGTGGTGTCATTGCCGGATATCACATGGATGATATCGATGAATCGGAGAAGAAGGCTGGCCAGAAGGTCTCCTGTGCTGACTACTATGCAGGTGATGTACACCAGGTGAATCCCTTCACCGATAAATCGGTCTATGTGGCCTATCTCGATGGCACCATGACCAAGTATGGCACCTGCTTCAGCTATGGCACCAGGGAGATTGCAGAAGAGCTGCTGAAGGCTGACCAGGATCCGGATATTGTGGGCCACATCCTCTGTGTGGATTCCGGTGGCGGTGCTGCCGATTCCGTACCGGAGCTGGCCGATGCAATCCGGCAGCTTACCAAGCCTATTGTGGGATTCGTGGATGGCATGGCTGCTTCTGCTGCCATGTATGCTGTATCCTACACCAGCAAGATCATAGCTCACCAGCCTACTGACCAGATTGGCTGTATCGGCACCATGATTACCATCTCCGGCTGGCCGAAGCTCCGGAAGGACTCCGATGGCTATGTGGAGATGCGTATCTATGCTGACCAGTCTGAGGAAAAGAATGCAGACTATGAGGCTGCACTGGAGGGAGAGACCAAGCTCATCCGAGAGAATGTACTGAATCCTCTCTGCCAGATCTTCATCGATGACATGAAGGCTAACCGGCCTACAGCCACCGATGACCAGCTCAAGGGCCGTACCTACTTTGCCAAGGATGTGGTGGGCACTCTGATTGATTCCATCGGCACTTTCGAGGATGCCATCCAGGCAGTCCTCGAATATGCCGAGCTTGCAGAAAGTAACACTTCTACAAAGATGGGAAAATACACCAAACTCGAAAGCATACCGGAGCTCAGTGAGCAGCAGTATGCGGAGGATGGATCCACTGTCCTCCAGGCAAGCCAGCTCGAAGCTATTGAGCAGGCTCTCTCTACTCCTCAGGCCGGAGAATCCGATCTCCAGGCTCAGATGGACTCTCTCAAGCAGTCTCACCAGGAAGAGGTGGCCGGTCTCCAGCAGACCATCACCGAAAAGGATGAGACCATCTCCCAGAAGGATGCCAGGATCCAGGAGCTGGAAGAAGCTCTTGAGGTAGCAGTGGCCAAGGCCAATGGCGAAAAGCCTGCATCCGTATTCCAGCCTGCAGACCAGGGTGAAGCCAGCGAGGAATACCAGACTGCACAAACCTGGGACCAGGCAGCAGAAGCCTGCAAGGCCTTCCTGAATCGTAAGTAACCAAATAACTTTTTTGCCGTATGAATCTCGAACAAGTTCTTGTAAACTCCGGTGCGAAGTTTCGCAAGGAGATCCTGGCCATGCCTGTTGTGGCTCTGGAAAAGACTCTCAAGCACATGACCATCCGCAAGGGTGTGCGTGGTGATGAGACTGTGGGCGGTTATGCTTCCGGTGCGGAGCTCCGGCCTTACAAATCCGATGGCAAGGGTGCTACCGACACCGGTGCATTCTTTGGCCGTACTCTGACCACCTACCTGGGTGATGTGGTAGAGGAATTCGATCCTTACCAGCTCTTCTCCACCGTTTATGGTGAATCCTTCAGCTCCCTGACCGAAAGGAAGGAGGCCGATGTGGTGCGTGACATGGCCCTGGCTATGGCCAAGCATGTCTCCAGCAAGCTGGGCAAGGCTCTCTTCGGTGCAGCTCGCACCACTCCTGCCGGAAGCACCACCATGACTCTCTTCGATGGCTTTGACACCATTGCTGCCACCGAGATCACTGCCGGGAATATCGGAGTGGCCAAGGGCAACTATGGCGAATTCGACACCATCACTGCTGCCAATGCCGGTGATGTGCTGAAGGCCATCTATGCCAGTGCCTCCGATGAGCTCAAGGAGAGTGAGAATCTGAAGATGTATGTCTCTCAGGCTGTCCTCGACAAGTATGAGGAATGGTGCCTTGCCACTCTCGGTGCTGTGGCCTACAATCAGACCTATGCCCAGAATGTGCTGCACTTCAATCGCAATGTCGAGATCGTGCCTATGGTCGGCCTGAAGGGCTCCAGCTACATCTATTTCTCCACCAAGGACAATATGCTGGTGGGTATGGACCAGCAGTCCGATGCCGAGAAGGCCAAGATCCGTGAATGTGACAATCCGAAGGCCCTGCAGTTCTTCATGTGCCTGTACTGGGGTGTCCAGTTCCAGAGCATCAAGCCGGAATTCCTCTTCGTGGCAAAGCAGACTGCTGCCTCCGATCCTACAGTAACCGGTGACAATCTGATCGATGGTCTCGCTGCGACTGCCGGCAGCACTGTACGCACCTATGCCACCTCCGATGGCTCCGGTGTCACTGCTGCTGTGACCACTGAGGGTGCTACCTGGCTGACTGTATCTGTCTCCGGAAACAAGGTGACCTTCACTCGCACTGCCTATGCCCATGCCGAATCCGGTGATAATCCTCGCATTGCCACTGTGCGTGTCTCTGCCAAGAGTGGTGCTGCCTACCTGGATGTCACTGTCAAGCAGGCTATGGCCAGCGAGTAGTCTCTGAATCCTCAAACTTCCACAGATTATGAATCTCGGAAATCTTGACTTCGCAATCGGTGGCATCAATCCCTCAGGGATTGGTGCTACCATCTATCGAATCGCCAAGAGCAAGATTGTCTCCTGGCCTTCGATCAATGATGATCCCAATGCAGGAGAAGGTGCTGTGACCTCGCTGTCGAAGTATTCCGGCAGCTTTGTGCTGGCCGATGCTGCTGTGTGGGATAAGCTCTATTCCACTCAGGGTAAGGGCAAGGCCACCTTCGAGGTGACCGGTGAGGTGGACTGCAAGATGTACACCAATAAGGCTTCCCTTTCCTTCCCTGATCTCACTGCCGAGGCTCTGGCCTTCTGCAAGGCTGCTGCCAATGGTGACTTCGTATTCATTGTAAAGGCTGCTGGCCGTTACCATGTCATCGGCTCCCCTGACTACAGGGCGGTCATCTCTCCTTCCGGAGACACCGGTGATGCTGCCGGATCGGCAAAGGGTGTGACCTTCGAGGTCGAGTGCCCTGATGTGACTCCCCTTCCCCTGTATGAAGGAAAGCTGGAGCTGGCCGATGGTGAGCTGGACTGCGCTGATGGCAGCTTCACTCCCTCCAACTAGTGAATACTGAGATCCTATCCTACCTTCAAGGTGCAGAGCCAGACTTCAGTGCTGGCTTTGCACTTTTTTGCCGTTACAGCCGGAATGAGGCTCTGAAGAATTGGATATCTCGGAAGCTGGACATGCCGAAGCTCCTGTATGAGCTAGAAAAGCTCTCCAGGACCACAGTGTCAATCAATCCGAGGGAATCCCTGGATTTAGCGAGATATGCCCAGAAAGAGCCACTTCCTGCCCATCATGAGGATGCTGCACCAGCACAGGAGAGTGAGCCAGTAATCTCATTCAGGACCTTCGATGACAGAAGGACCAGGAGATCTGACCTCCCTCCGGAGATGCAAGCAGTATATGATGAATGTGCTTCTGACTTCAAGCTCAAGAGAGGCCTTCATGAGAAGATGAAGATGGCCACTACCAATGCAGACAGGGCAAGCCTCAGGGCAAGAATCATCGAGACAGATGCCAGGATTCGGGCCGGATATGCAGAGATAGATGCTTATCTCAGCAGGCAGGCCTTGGAAAAGGCAAAAGCAGATGACTTCAAGGAGAATACTGCCAGGAGCTATATCTGCAGAGCTCTGAAGAGGAAGAAGCTATCCGGAGAGCAAATGGCCACTCTCAAGGCCAGGGCCCAGGCTCTCTTGGATCATGGCTGTGTAATTGGGCCGGATACCATGAATCAACTCAAAAAAATCGGTGTGTTATGAAAGATTTCATCTACAAGATCTGGAATTGGCTGGTGGGCCTCCTGAATAAGATTCGGAGGGACCGGCTCTATCACTTCATCTGTGGTCTCCTCATCGGAGCCTTCTGCTGCCTGGTGCTCAAGATGGGATTCTGGTGCTTTGTGCCGGTGCTCTTCATCGGATTCATCAAGGAATTCATTGACCAGTGGCAGGATGGGAATTTCGACTGGATTGACCTTCTGGCCACCTTCCTGGGAGGCCTCATCATTGCCCTGATGGCACTTGCCTGACCATCCAAGCCTAAGCCTTCTATAATTTGTCCAAGTAGCCAGAGTGATTCTGGCTACTTTTGTTGTATGAAAAGGACCATTACCATACTCACACAAGAGGATTATGACCATATCCAGCATTGGGCAGAGCTGAGATTCTCCATTTCAGAGATTGCCACCATGCTGATGGTGGATGTGGTCGAGCTCCGGATGGCCCTCCAGGATCCGAGGTCGGATATCTCCATTGCCTACAATGCAGGGAAGGTATCCAGCCAGATCAAGAGGAGGGAGAAGATTCTGGAGCTGGCCAATAATGGCAATGAGTGGGCCATCAAGATTCTGGATGGCTATGAAGTGAAACAAACTGAAGAAGAATTGATGCCATGAGAAGAGTGAATCGAGACAATGAGACCTTGGACCTGATGGCCAGGAAGATGGAGAATGACTCCATCATACTTCGAGAGGACCAGCAGGCCCACTTTGACAGGCTCAGGGATGCCTATACACACTGGCTCTCCAATCCACTGCTCTCCGATAACCGTATAAGGGACTATCTGATGACCATGCACCATGTATCCACCAATCAGGCTTACAGGGACATTGCTCTCATCAAGATGCTCTTTGGATCTGTAGCTGTCTCCAATAAGGAGCAGATGAGGTACAAGGCCAATTTCCTGTATGATGCTGCTGCTGCAGCAGCTATGGCAGGCAATGATGCAAAGGCCAAGGCTCTCACAAAGATTGCAGATGGAATAGTGAAGAATAACCGGCTGGATGAATCCGATGGAGAGGAATTCCCCTGGGATGAGATTGTGCCCAAGGACATGTCTCTCTCTGTGGATCCTTCGGTCATCGGCATTGAGCCGATTCCCAATATCAGGGAGAAAGCTGCCAAGCTGCTGAAGCAGTACAATGAGGATGTGGATGGACCTACTAAGATTCCCGATGAGCAGTAGTACAAAATATCTGAACAGGGCCCAGCAGGAGGCTCTTGCCATTGCAGCTCACACAGAGATTGACATCTGTGGGAGAAGATTCGGTAAATCCTTCGGCATTGTGTCACTCCGGATCAAGCGGAATGTGGAATTCATGCCAGGATCCACAGGATGCTTTGTGGCCAGCTCTTACAAGCAGGCCCACATGAGGACCTTGCCAGCAGCTCTCTCCGGTCTCGCTGAATTCGGATGGATCGAGGGTGTGCACTATGTGGTAGGCAAGAGGCCTCCTGGAAGGCTGGGGTACAAGAAGCCGATCATCCCTCTTCAGAATTTCGATGATGTGGTATCCTTCTACAACGGTGCCCAGATGGTCATTGTCTCCCAGGATGTGAGGATGAGCTCCAACTCCATGACCTTCGATTGGGTGATTGGTGATGAAGCAAAGGGCCTCAATTTTGACAAGCTCAAGGATGAGACCTTCCCTGCCAATGGTGGTACCAGAAGGTACTTCACCGATTGTCCCTGGCACCACTCCATCCTCTTTGTGTCTGATATGCCTGTAATGAAGAGTGGCCGGTGGCTGCTCAATTACAGGGAGAAGGCCACTCCGGATATCATTGACATGATCAAGGGCCTCCTGGTGCACAGATGGGAGGTCACCAAGTGGCCGGATGAAAAGAGCCAGAAGGATGAGCTCTATCGGACTGACCACCTTCTTTCACAGCTCCGGAGAAAGGCTGTGCTCTACAGGGAGTGGTCCACCTTCGAGAATGTGGATGTGGTGGGCCTGGACTACATCAAGCAGATGAAGAGAGACCTTCCTCCCCTGGTATTCCAGACAAGCATCCTGAGCAAGAGGATTGAGAGGCTGAGAGATGGCTTCTATCCGAATTTCAGGGAGAATATCCACACATACATCGACAATAACAATACTCCACTGCAGGATGTGGGCCTTGGGAATGTGGAGAATACTGACTATGGCTGTCTCCTGGATGGTGATGTGGACCTGAAGGCTCCCATCTCCATTGCCTTTGACTTCAATGCCAATATCAACTGGCTGGTGGCCGGTCAGAGGGATGGTCTGAGGCTCAAGGTCATCAAGAGCTTCTATGTCAAGTATGAGAGAAAGCTGAGGGAATTGGTGGATGACTTCTGCCATTATTACAGAGCTCATATCACCAAGGAGGTGGTATTCTACTATGACACCACTGCTCTGGGCAGCAACTATGCTGTATCAGACAAGGACTTCAAGAGCATCATTGTGGAGCAATTCAATAAGCATGGCTGGTATGTGGAAGAGCACTTCATCGGGAAGCCTCTGAAGCATACCGAGAAGTACACCATGATTGACCAGGGATTCACCGGTGCTGCCGGTCTGCTGCCGATGTTCAATAAGGAGAATAATGAAGCTCTGCTCATTGCCATCTCTATGGCAGAGGTCCGAGTCACTGCTGGCCAGGGATGGCACAAGCACAAGGGTGGTGAGAAGCTGGTGGAGACCGAGGATGACCTTCTGGAGCACCGTACTGATGGCACAGATGCCTTCGATACACTGTACATAGGTAATTGCACCGATCCATACAGCTTGAGCATGATGGGCATTGGCTCTGCAATGTAGGCTGGCCATGAAAAAAGTGTCAGGCATATATGGCGAAATCAAAAGGAATTTCAGATCCGGCCAGAGGACAGGGCTTGGAAGCAGCAATCTCGAAAAGGCTTGACCTTGCCAATAATGTCCTATTGTCTTGACTGAGAGTCAAATAAATATCCATCATGCTGGCGGTGAAAATTGGCCGAATTGTCCTAAATAGCACCTACTTGGTGATGTAACTTTGTTTTTACTATGATTCACAGCTCCAGAATACATGACTTGGTGCAGCAGCTTCCGGTCTTTTCCATCAAGTGGGTGGCCACTGATGGAGAGCTGGTGAGTGTGCCAAAATGCCGGTGCACTTCCTTTCATGGTGCCGGTGATACACTGAATATCCTCATCATTCCATCCGGAGAAGTGAGGACTGTGAATCGGAATACCATCGTGGAATTTAACGGAGAAGAAGTAATACTATGAGTAATCAAGAATCTTTGGCTGGGATATCCATCATCGATGGCATCCAGCTCTATCCAGAGATTGAGGCTATCCTGGTGACTGACTCATCTGATGTATTCAAGATGGAGAAGGACCTGGAGGCAGAGACCTTTGGCAACTACAAAGTGGCTCCTTGGGGAAATGATAATCTGCTCCCCAATCATGTGCTTGACAAAGTGGAGAAGGGTGACATTGTGGGTGCCAATCTTCGCTTCAATCGGGATGTTGCCTTCGGTCTCGGTCCGAAGCTGGTGAAGGCTGTGGAGAGAGACAAGTATGGCAGGGTGACCGAGTGGGCACCGGTGGAAGATGGGCCCATCTTCGACTGGTTTGAGGCCAATGATATTCCTCTCTTCATGCAGGAGCAGCTCACCGATGTGGTCACCTTCTACAATGCCTTCCCTGAGATGATTCTTGATGAGGAATTCAAGGAAATCAAGTACATCCGTCATAAGGAGGCAGTATTCAGCAGGTGGGCCATGATGAATAAGGATGGCCTGATCAACTGGCATTATTATGCTGACTGGACCAAGGCTGCATCCCAGAAGGATATCACTGCCACCTGGGTGCTGGATGAATTTGACACCTTGGCAGATCTGAAGATCCAGGCCAGCAGGAAGAAGAGCCGGAGATTCATCTTCCCAGTTTACATGCCTTCCCCTGGCAAGCCTTACTACAGCAGGCCGGAGTGGTACTCCATCTTCATGAGTGGATGGTATGACCATAGCACTATGGTGCCGGAGCTCAAGAAGGCCATCCTCAAGAATCAGCTTGGGGTGAAGTTCATCATCTATGTGGCCCAGGAATACTTCGATTTCATCTGCAGACAGGAAGGAGTGGATCCTCACAATCGGGAGGAATACAAGCGGATTGTGGACCGAGAGAAGAAGGCCTTCAATGAATTCCTTGCCGGTGAGAAGAATGCCAATAAGGCCATCCTTGCCATGAAGCAGAAGATTGCTACAGCCACCGGAACAATGGAGACCAAGTGGATTGAGATTGTGCCCATCGAGAACAAGATGAGTGGTGGAGAATACATCGATGATACCGAGAGCACTGCCAATATCATCTGCTATGCAATGGGTGTGCACTCCTCCCTCATCGGTGCTGTGCCTGGCAAGAGCAGCTCCACTCTCGGTGGCACTCAGGCCAGAGAGCTCTACCTGATGAAGCAGGCCTGCATGAAGCCTATTGTGGACCGAGTGATGAGGCCACTCAGAATAGTGAAGGCCTTTAACAAGTGGGATAAGGATATCTACATCAATGTGCCGGAATACATCTTCACAACTCTTGACCAGAATAAATCCGGCAAGCAGGAATCAACTAACACCGAAGCATAGCCATGATAGTAAGCGGATACACACAGATGAAGCCTTTCCTCCCTGCAGTGGAGATGAAGAGTGCTTCCACTACCATTTTCGATGATGCTCTTGAAGTGGCCCAGGATGACCTGGTGGCCACCATCATCGGCACAGACATTGAGGCTCTCCTGGAGGCCCAGGTGGAAGATCCGGATGTGCATGCCAAGCTCCGGAAGCTCTGCCAGCGAGTCATCAGCCAGCAGGCCTTCCTCAAGAGCATTCCGGACCTTGACCTGGTACTGACCGATGCTGGCTTTGGCGTGGTCAGCAATGAAAAGACTCAGATGGCCAGCAAGGACAGGGTGCAGAGTCTCACCAGCAATATGAAAGCCAAGCTGGATGAGAGCAAGGATGCTCTTGTGGTGTACCTGCTCAAGACCACTGCCTATGAATCCTGGAGAGGCACAGAAGAATTCGGAAGGCTCTCCGATGGTCTCATCCTTACCTATGGAGAATTCAAGGATGTGGCTGTCCTCAATAACATCACAGCTCAGGCCTATCCAAAGAGCTGGGGTGAATTCCTGGATCTGAATTCTGCTCTGAATGTGGCTCTGATGACCGATGTGGCCAGCTACATCTCCAGGGACTATGCCATCGAGCTGATTGAGAAGGTAAGAGACAAGGAGCCGATGATCCCCAATGAGAAGAAGGTGCTCAAGATCATCAAGATTGCCATCAGCTCCATTGCTCTTGGTGACATGGCCACCGGCATGGACCAGACTCTCAAAGCTGTGGCCTTCATGAAGGACAATCCTGATGACTTCCCTACCTTCATGGAATCCGATGAATCGAAGGCCCTTGACCTTCAACATAATGACACACCTATTTTCTCAATGATGTAACATGAAACGATTCTTCCAAGCAATCAAGCAATTCTTCACTCTCCGATTCAAGAAAGGAGAGAAGCTGGATCTGGTGTATCCCATCTCCTGGGAGACCATGAGCCAGGATGACTTCCGCAATGTGTGCCAGATTCTGGCCAAGCCTCATGGCCGGAAGGAGACTCTCTTCCTGTGCCTTTGCGCCTTGGCTCACATCCGGCCTGACAATCCAATCAAGTATGACCAGAAGGCCATCAAGGATAACCTGGTATTTATCATCGGAGGCCAGAGCTATGTCATCACTCCAAAGGTCATTCAGGAGGCTTGCAGCCAGCTTGAATATATCCTTGATGATGTGGGCCTGGCTCCCAGTCCCATAGCGAAGGTGGACCGGAAGCTCTTCGGCCTCTCCTTCGAGAAATTCTATGAGGCCGATGCCTACATGCTCCGGTATGCTGCTGATGGCAACAATGAGAAATGGCTGAAAGAGACTGCCAAGGTGCTCACCAATGGTGCCACCAGGAAGCTGCTTGACTGGCAGAAGAAAGGCCTTGTCATCTGGTGGAATGGTGTGAAGCAGTACATGATGAAGAAGTATCCCTATGTGCTTCAGGAGGGAGGCTCCATCTCTGACAGGACTCAGACCGATATCCTGTATGACCTGCTCTCTGTCATGAATGACAATAAGCCTCAGGACAATGAGAAGATCCTGAAGAGTGATGTGCATTCCGTATTCTACACCTTGAATCATATCTACTACGAAAATGCTCACAAATAACTATCTGCTTTCCTCTTTATCTTCCCTCAAGGACTTTGTGTCCCCATCTACTCAGATTCTGCAGGGCAATGGCTATGATGGTGTCATAGACATCCTGCAGAATATGAGAGGTGTGACCTATCCCTGTGTGATTCTGGAATCCGGTGGCTCCGGCTCAGTCCAGGTGGTGGAAGGGCCGGTGGACACCTATACTCAGTCCCTGTGGGTGATGGGCAATCTCGGCAGGGGAGAGGATGAGGATGCTCTCTTCAGAGCTATGAAGGCTCTCACCATGAAGGTATTTGCCAAGCTGCTCCAGGACAGGAGAGAAGGCACACATCCGGAGGTGCAGGAGCTGGACTTTCAGCGATTTACATACATGCAGAGGTGGGGTGGTCCCAATGCCAGAGGATATGAGCTGGTGCTCACCTTCAGGGAGAATTACTCCCTTCTGCTGACTCAGGAAGATTTCAAGTAGGATATGGCAGAGAGCAGCTCATACAAGGAGATGGCCGAGAGATGGGCCGAGATAGTGATTGAGAGATGGATCCGGAAAATCCAGGCTCTCAATATCGGCTCTACTGGAGAGCTGCTGAAATCCCTGCAGTCCCAGGTCACCTTGGATGCACAGGGCAATCCGGCCAAGATCACCTTCACCTACCTGTATTATGGCATCTTCACCGATATGGGTGTGGGTAAGAATGTGAAGATTGGAGAGGCTGGTAAGGGAAATAACCGAAAGAAGAAGCCTTGGTATTCCTCCGTATTCCAGAATGAGGTGTCCACTCTTGGAAGGCTGATGGCAGAGAGGTATGGCTATGATGCTGCCACTCTTCCTCTCAGAGCTTTCCATACCATGTCTGAGAGAAGCTATAATGATGAAGCATACTACAATCTACTAAAGAAGAAGTAATGGCAAATACAGTCTATACCGAGAGTGTAGTCACTCTTAATGGAGCTCAGGCAGAGGCCACTCTGAATTCCCTGAAATCTTCTGCCGATGACCTCAGGAAGAAGATGATTGAGGCTACCAAGCTGGGGAATACCGAGGATGCTGCCAAGTATCAGAAGCAGCTTGACCAGGTGCAGAAGGCCATGAAGGGCATCAAGCAGGAGACCAAGGATTACTCCGACTTGATGAAGAATCTGAATGGTGCCAATCTGAATACTCTGGCCAAGGCCTATTCCAATCTGAATAAGCAGATCAAGAATCTCACTCCAGGCACCGAGGAATTCATCAAGAAGAGCCAGCAGCTCAAGCAGGTGAAGGCCAGGATGGATGAGATTCAGCAGGGCATCCGAGGCACACACAAGACTCTGGACTCACTGAAGGGCCTGCTCCCCAAGGTGGGCCTCGCATCCATATTCGCTGCTGCCGGTGCTGCCATTGCAAAATTCGGCAGGGATGCCATCTCTCAGACACAGCTCATCGGTGACCGGTGGGGCCAGTTCACTCATGGGATGAGGAATGCCTACAATTCCTTTGTGGCAGATCTATCCTCCGGCAAGGGATGGAAAGAGCTCATCCAGAATATGAGGGAGTCTTACACTGTAGGCAAGCAGGTGGAAGCCATGCTTGATGAGCTCTTCGAGAGGCAGAATTCACTCACTCTCATGGAGGCCGATTACAATGTGGAGATTGAGAAGCAGAAGCAGATCATGAGGGACCAGACCAAGACTGTAGAGGAGAGGCTTGCTGCATCCAATGAGGCACTGAGACTGGAAAGAGAGCTGGCCGATGAGAAGAGGAGCATTGCAGAGCAGGAGGCCGATGCCTACAAGATGGAGCTGCAGCAGAGGACCAAGCTCACTGATGCAGAGATGGAGTCTTTCATCCAGAGCTACAATCAGAATCGGGACCTGATTCAGCAGGCCACCGAATACCAGGATGAGTATGACCGGCTCCAGCAGAATGTGAGCCGGTGGCATGCAGCACTGATGACCTCCGATGATGCTCTCACAGATGAGCTCACTCAGAATCAGTATGACCTTGCAGTAGCTGCTTTCAATGCCTTCAAGGATGGTGCTGACCAGACTGTGGCCTACTGGGCCGATGTCATCAATCGGTACAATCTCGGAAATGATGAGATGGTCTCCAACTATGTGCAGGCCCTTGCCAAGCAGAAGAATGCCGAGGCAGAATACTACCGGAGCACATCAAGGACTGCTTCCCAGAATTCATCCCTCCGGAAGCAGATCCGGCAGGAGCAGACCAAGGCCCAGGAGGATGCTTTCAAGAAAGAGATTGATGCTTCTGACAGGCATTTCAAGGAGATGCAGAATCAGGCCAAGCAGGCCTATGCAAATGGAGAGATCTCAGAGCAGCAGTACCAGAATCGGCTGAACAGTATCCAGGAGCAGTCCCTCAGAGCCAAGATTGCCATTGGCGAGAGGTATAAGAAGGACACTCTTGACCTCCAATCACAGCTTTTGGATATGGCTGTGAAGGAGCAGCAGGAGCTGGAGAAGGTGCTCAAGCAGGCAGAGGCCGATGCCGAGAAGGTGATGGATGAGCTCTCCAAGCAAGCCGAGGCAGAGATTGATGCTGCAATGGCCGAGCTGGATAAGGAGATGCAGGAGCAGATTCAGCACCTTCTTGACCTGGCAGAGCAGGCCAATGAGGTGAAGGCTGCTCTGGATCCGAGCACTGCTCTTGCACAGCAGCTTGAGACCGAGATGGCATCTCTCCAGGAGATGTACGATAATAAGCTGCTCTCTGAGGAGGAATTCCAGCAGGCAAAGCAGCAGCTCATCAGAAACTTCGCCAAGGAGAATCTCAATATCGAGCTGGATGGATGGATGCAGGGAATCGAGGTAGCCTCCCAGTATTGTGACAAAGTGGGAGACATGGTGTCTGCTCTCCAGGATGCAGAGCTGGCTGGCCTCGATGCACAGATGCAGGCCGAGCTGGCTGCTGCCGGTGACAATGCCGAGGAGAGAGAGAGGATTGAAGCAGAGTATGAGCAGAAAAAGCTGGAGACTCAGAAGAAGTATGCAGTGGCCGATATGGTCATCTCCATTGCAAAGACTCTTGCTGCAGGTGCCCTGGCAGTCATGCAGGCCTTTGCACAGCTTGGGCCTATTGCCGGTGGTGTGATGGCCGGAGTCATCGGCATCACTACTGCTGCAGAGATTGCTACAATCATTGCTCAGAAGAATGCCATCATGAATGCTTCTCCTGGATCTTCCGGCTCCGGATCTTCCCAGATAGGAGCCAGGGTGGCCACCGGATACTCTTCCGGAGGATACACCACTCAGGCATCCAATGACTACCAGGAAGTGGGTGTAGTGCATGCCAATGAATGGGTGGCTCCGGCATCTATGGTCAGATCCAATCCCATCCTCTTCCGGAAGCTGGAGATGTCCAGAAAGACCGGCACTCCCATCTCCGGTGTAGGTGGCTTCGCTGATGGTGGTATGACATCGGGCACCACTGCTCCTGTGGACCAGGCTATCAGCCAGATGGATCCTGCTATTCTCGCACAGCTCACACAGGTGCTGCAGTATATCATCGACAATGGCATCCCTGCCTATGTGCTGCTCTCTGATATCAATAGAGCTCAGGATCTGCAGAGAAGTATGAAGAAAATCACCAGCAAGACATGAGACTAGTCACCGATAAAGGAGAGCTCACTCTCCCTTCCGATTTCAGCTTTGAAATCGAGCAGAATAGTGCCTTCTTCTCCGAGGAAGGTGCTGCTTCTATTACAGCTACCATACCGGCCACTCCTACAGACCAGGCCAAGCTGGGATTCCCTGCCAGGCTGGCCAGGAAGGATAGATTCATCAATACCTTGAATGCTTCCATCCAGAAGGGTGTGTACCAGAAGCATGGCCAGCTTGTGATTGCCTCTTCCGATGAGAGGTCAATCACCTGCACAATGGCCCTGGAAGATTCTGACCTGTACACTCAGTACAAGGACAAAAATCTGAAGGAGCTATTCTCCAACATTGTGAGGACCGAATACTCTACTCCACTGGATTGGTCTGACTTCCTGATGAAGCTCTACCAGGGCCGAGCCACACAGCAGCAGGCTGCTGCCTTCTCTGACATCTGCCTGTGCCCAGTAGCGGTCAATTACAATGAAGAGAAGACCTCTTACCAGGTGAACAATGAGCCGAATAAAGGCAGCTCTCACAATGGCTTCTATGACCTGTACTATGAGCACCGGATTGTAGAGGAGGGTGGCAGCAGAGTGACGGTGCCAGATGGCTATGGCCTTTCTCCCTTCCTGAAGCTGTCAGCTTTCTTCTCCAGACTTTTCGAGCTGCTTGGGTATTCGGTGAGCCAGAATTGCTTTACCAATTCGGCTCTCTCCAGCATCATCCTTCTTCACAACTGCTCCGATGTGGTCTGCAATGGCAAGATTGACTACTCGGACCTGGTGCCGAATAAGACCGTATCCGAGATTCTTGACTGGATGAATCAGAAATTCCATGCCCAGATATCAGTGAATCCGGAGCAAAAGACTGTGGACATCCTTCTGCTGGAAGATGTCCTCTCTGCTCACTCAGACCATGACCTCACTCCAGAGGTGCTGGGCAATCTGAATTTCTCCTACAATGGCAGCTCCAGGGTGACCATCACTCCGGATACTTCCCTGGATGGAGCCAGTGCTGCAGATGAGACAGTGCTTGATATCATCAGCAAGTATGGTGGATGGGTAGAATGCAATGAGGATGAATTCGGAAGGCTCACCAATGAGACCTTTGTGCTCCGGCTGGCCACCGGCAAATTCTATGAAGTAAAGGATGGTGTGGCCAAGCTCATCGGGACAAACTACTTCAAGTATGACAGGAAGAATGCCGATGGTGCAGAGGATTTTTCTCCGGAGGATCTTCTGCCTCCTATGGTTTTTGTGAATGGCATTCTGATGCCGTACATCGGAGAGAGGAAGCACCGGAATACTACCTACAAGGACTCCGATAAGGACCAGGACCAGGATATCATCATAGCTGAATATGTGGCACTATCTTCCAATCACAAGTACAGGTATGCCACCACTCAGAAGTATGATGACACCGGAGCAGAGAGGACCGGAAGGTACAATCTTACTGCCGAGGACATGTACTTCCAATTCTTCCAGGGATATGGCAATGTCATCCTGAATAACAAGATAGAAGTATCCGGCAAATTCAATCTCAAGATTGAGGATATCTTCCGGTACAATATGTATGCGCTGAAGCACTTGGATGGGCAGAAGCTGCTCCCTACATTCCTGAAGTATGAGGTGGGCAGGAAGATTCAGTGCCTGGAGGCAAAATTCATTCTGGTCAAGACCTTTGCCGATGGGCAGTCTGACCAGCCAGTGACTCCTCCAGAGCCTACACTGGTGTGGCAATTCAACAACTCAGAGCTTGAGGAAATTGAGGATGGCTTCCCTGATCCTGGGATGGGCATTGATCGCTGGTACCAATGGAATAGCAGTGACCAGTACAAGGTGCTGCAGCCTCAGATTGAGCTCCAGCCACCTGCATACCGAGGCCAGAAATCTCCGATGATCCACAGAATCATCGACATCTGGGAAGAGGATACCAGAGGTGCAGGTGTGGAGCCTCACATCATCCAGTCCGGTGTGACCTTCGATCAGTGGTATGATGCGGTGGCAAAGGCCAGATAATGTCCGATATGGTATTGTGCTTCAGTAGTAAATTTGCGACATGGCAACAGTAACACAGAGACCTGACAATCTCAGCCTTCTGAGGAATCTGAAGAGCTACAAGATTAACACTTCAGCAGCTATCACCTTCAAGCTGCTGAAGGGCAATGATACGGTCATCGAGGAGACCTACCATCCGGATGGCACCAATGTGGTCACCATCGACATCCAGGAGGTGGTGGCCCAGTATCTGGAAGTGCAGCTCCCTGACTACAATATAGCCTTCAACCAATCGAAGGCTGCTGCCACCTTCACCACTCAGGTGGATGGTAATACCATTCATAGCTTCAAAGTGGTCTCCGGTGGTGTGCGAAAGCTGGCTGTCACTCCGACTGACTTCCTCAAGGCAAACTGGCTCACATGGCAGCCTCAGACCAAGAAGGTGAGATGGAATCAGCAGGAGTATCTGACATACTATTTCACTCAGGATGGGGTGGTCAAGGTGAGAGTGTACCTGGCCTCCGGTCCTTACACCTTCACTCTTGCTACCGGCACTTCCGGCCAGTGCCTGTCCTTCAATACTGAGATGGCTCACATCTTCCAGGAGAGTGGCCATGAGCCGGAAGAGCTGCAGGGATACTTCGACATCTGGGTAGAGGATACCGAAGGCACCAGGCTTTCCTATGTGCAGAGGTATATCTTCCAGCCTGCCACCAGGGAGGAGCACTACTTCCTTGCAGTGAATTCCCTTGGCGGTGTGGATACCTTCTGCTTCACCGGTGCCAGGACCATCAATCCATCCATCGAGCATGACTCTGCCAGCCAGGCCGGAAAGAAGATAGACATCACCAATTCTCCGGAGAGATCCTGGAGCCAGAATACCGGCCACTTCGGAAAGAGTGAATCGGTATGGCTGTGGGAATTCTTCTCATCCTCCAAGCAGTGGGGTGTGGTGGATGGCAATCTGGAAGAGATTGTGCTTGATACATCTAGCATCCAGGCAAAGGACAGTGACAATGTGAACACCAGCAGTTTCTCCTTCTCACTTTGCGAGGAAGGGAAGCTCCTGAAGATTCCGAGAAGCATAGAGGTGCCTCCGATCATCACAGTGCCGTCTCCTGCCGGTGAGCTTTTTTTTTTAGCACCTAGAGTAGTAGATTATCCGGATGCCAATCTGGAGGATTCTCTGCTCTTCCTGGTGCAATCACCGTATGTGCAGGAATGGAAGAAGATTTCTCTTGGCACTCTAAAGGCCTGGATCAAGGAGATATTCACTCCCTATGAGGACCTCCCCCTGAGGCTTGAGATCCTTGACAGTGGTGATGGCTTCCTTGCTTGGGGTGAGACCACTCACCTGAGCTGCAGGGTGTGGAAAGGAAACTTTGTAGATGTAACCAATGATGTGACTGCATGGAGCATCTCCAGGGATTCCGGTGTGCCGATTGAGGATGCTGCATGGCTTCTCAAGGAGAAGGTGAGGCACTTCGATGGTGAGATTGACATAGCATTCACATCCCTGGAGAATGACCTTGGGGAGACCACCACTCAGCAGGGCACCACCTTCATCATCACAGCTAATATAGAAGAGCAATCGACTAGAGCAACAATAGTAATTTGATATGGAAATAGCAAGAAATCGAATCCGGAGAGATTATGCGCCACTGACCGTCTCGGCCTCGCTGGTGTGTGATTCTGCCTACTCTCCTGTGATGCAGGTGTACAGTGCTGCCCAGAATGAGTATCTACCTGATAGGACTCTCTCTCCCACTGTGCTCCGGCCTATAGTGAATGCTGCTGCCTCCGATGGTAGCTGGCCCACTCCTTCTGCCAATGCCCAGCTTGCCAATATGAAGTGGTATGTGAACAATGTGGACATCACCACTCTGCCTGCTTGGTCTGGCCTCTTTACCATTGACACTGTAGGCTCCACCAGAGGCTCCATTGCCATCTACAAGAATCTCACTCCTGGCTCCGATGTTACCATGAGATTCGAGGCAGAGCTGGTGGATAACCGTCTCGGTGTGACCATCCCGATCCGGACCGATGAGATTACTCTCTCCACTGTGGATGCCTCCAATGATGGCTACAATATGAGTGTGGGAGAGGACCGGCTTCTACGGTACAATCCCTTCCTGGATAAGCTGCACCTGTATGACTACAAGGTGGCACATGGCCTCATTTCTCCCAGCTCTGCTGCAGAGGCTGCTGCCAGGGATGGGAATGAGTATCAGAGGAGCTTCCCCATCGAGGTATTCAAAGGTGAGACCAAGATCACATCCGGATACACAGTGAAGCTGTATAAGGTGAATTCAGACACTTCAGTCACAGAGGTGTCCTCTTCTGACTATGAGGTGGTCTCCATCAGTGCTTCGGCCATTGTGCTGGACCTCCGGCTCATCTCCAAAGCTGACTACATGGTGAAGGCCTTCTCCGGATCCACCGAGCTGGCCAGGGCCCAATTCTCCATCAATAGGATCTGGGCAGACTTCAAGGCTTCCCCCTGCAATGAGACCTCCATCCTTCCGAATCAGACTGCGAGATTCGACCAGGCCCAGGTGGACTCCGAGGGCAAGAAGGTGGAGTGCCCTGAGAATGTGGTCAAGATAGTGTGGCACACTGCTACTGCTGCCATCAATGATGTGGAGCACAATGAAGGTGACACCACCGTATTTCAGCTTGACAAGACCGGCATCGGGAAGGACTATACCAATGACTGGATTGATGTATTCATCGAGGCCCAGCAGAAGGAGGAGCACAAGGTGGCCACCGATGGCACCGATGTGCTTACCGATGAAGGTGGTAATATCCTAATTTTCAACTAGCCATGAAGTACATCTTTGCATCCAAGGCCAAGTGCCTGCAATATGAGATAGCACTGAGGCACCATGTAGATAAGGGTGCCAATGTGGTGCTGAATGAAAAGGAAGTGGAATTCTGTCCCAGGCTCTCCGAGGCTGAGACTCTTGAGGAGAAGGCTGCTCTCCTGGAGGGCACCATCTTCAACTCTGCTGCCGATATGATCAATTATATAAACAGCTAGCGATATGAATTACTCAGCACAAGGATCCATCACCATCAAGAGGCTCCGCAATGGGGACTCTCTCTTCATGAGCCTTGAGCTCAATGGGAAGCCTCTCTATCAGAGCTATGATGATCAGACCGATACTGTCTCCCCTGACTGGACAGTGGCTGCGAATCAGCCTATCATCACTCCTCATGTCTCCAGTACCAAGAGTGGTGCTGTGACCACTTCTCTCCACACCTGGACCTACAATGGTGTGCAGCTTGTATTCAATGGCCAATCCTCCGGAGGATACACCGAGGATTCCACCGGCAAATTCGCCTTGAATCCTGTCAATGGTGCATTGAAGATCATTGCCAATCTGGCTTCTTCTGTCAATACTGCCAATGACACTCTCCAGTATGCCTGTGTGGCCACTGTGGCCGGAGTGGAATACAATCTCTCCAAGAGTGTGGATATCCAGATCCAGAAGGGTGGAGCATCCTCCTATTATGGCTTCATCAATGCTTCTTCCCTGCAGCTCGATGAAAGCCATGACTCTGTGACTCTGGCATCCGAGCTGTGGCTCTCTGCAGCAGCAGTGAGCAATTACTACATCAAGTGGTACAAGGGCAATACCGAGTGGGCAGCAAAGGCCGGTCAAAAGACCATCACTGTGACCAGGGCCGATGTGGATGGCTCCCAGCTCTTCATTGCCGAATTCTACAAGGCCCAGGGAGATACCAATTACATCTGCCGGTATGGTGTCTCTGTCATTGACACCTTGGATGAAATCATCCTGGTGCCTTACATCTATTCGGCCAATAAGGAGGTGGATACCAATAATCCTGTGGTAGTGAAGGCCAGGATTGTGAGGGCATCCACCAATGCTGTGCTCACTCCCAGCAATCCCACATGGGGATTCACCATCATGGATGGGGACACATGGACTGTGAAGGGCAGCAGCAATACTGATTCCATCACTGTTACCACAGCTCACACTGACCAGCCGGATGGCTCCACACATGATGTGGAAGTGCTGGCAGAGGTATCCTTCGATTCATTAACTTAATATCATACAATATGTCACTCAAAAACATTGCAACTGCTGCTCAGGTCCAGAGCATTCTCAAGACCAACAGCATCCTTGTCGAAGTGGGTGGCTCTCTCCGGAGAATCACTCTTGACAAGCTCATCGAATCCATCAATGCCGGTGAAGAGGAGCTCCTCAGGTCAGTGGCCTGGGGTGTCCCCATCAAGCAGGCTTCTCAGAGCTCATCTGCCTGGGGCCGAGTGGGCAACCTTGACATGTGGGCACTCTACAAGAGCCAGAGTGGCCGATTCCTAGTGAAGAATAACGGTCATGCAGCCAAGCTCTCTGTGACCAATTCCGGAGTGTATGCCGATGGCACTGCTCTGAATGAGAATCTCGGCCATGTCATCAGCCACTTCCCGAAGCTCTACTTCAGAGTGCAGGAGGATGCTGTGACCGGCATTCCTTACCTGTGGATGAGTCTCATCCCCATCGGTGGTCACTTCATCCCTGAGGTCAATATCGGTTCCTACAAAGGCTCCATGTCAGGCTCTGCCCTGGTGTCTCGGAGTGGTGTGGCTCCTGCCGGATCCAAGACCATCGAAGCCTTCTGGGCAGCAGCTCAGGCCAATGGTGCCAAGTGGGGCCTCATCAACTACCAGCACAAGCTGCACATGATGATGATGCTCCTTTCCGAGTTTGGTAATCCCAATGCTCAGATGGTGCTTGGTAACGGTGTTACTGGTGACAACTCCGATGACTGGCAGACTCCTCTGAGCTGGAATCTTGGTGCCACCAAGAGCCTGGGTGATGCCTGTGGCAAGGTGGATCTCTCCTGGACCACTTCCGGTGGCACGGTTGTAACAAATGCAAACCATGTGAGCCTCTTCGGCATCGAGGATCCCTATGCTCTCCAGTGGGAATTCACTCAGGGCATCTACTGTGGCAACTCCGGCAACACCGGCCAGACTGGCAGCGAGGTATTCATCTATGAGGGTAACCGGATGCCTTCTGCCGGAGAGCTCGCCTCCCATCCCAATGGTGACTACCGGCAGCTCACTCGCCTCACAGCTTCTGGCTATATCCAGGAGGAAACTGTGGGAGAATTCTTCGACCTTGTGCCCAAGGTACATGGTGGTGGTGGCACATCCTATTGGGGTGACTATCACTATGCGAATGCTACAGGACAGGTGGTCTTCTGGGGCGGTTATGCGGATAACGGTGCGTACTGCGGTCTCGCCTCTGCGTGCTCGAGTGACGCCTGGTCGCTCTCGTATGCGAATATCGGCTCTCGCCTTGCCTATTATGGCGAATTGACCGTCATGTCCGGAAGAGAGCTGGTAGCTGAAAGCTAGCCAGGTCTGTCAAGCTCTTTGAATCAATGGAATTCCCAAGCCAAGTGTATTAG